CCAGAACGGTATGCGTCCTGACGCTCCATGCCATCGCCCAGACGCTTGGCCAGAGCAAGTGCTTCTTTGTACTTGCCGTCGTACAGGGTCATCAAGTCAGCTTCACCCTTCATGAAGGTGTACGCCTCAACCAAAGAGCCGTACAGAAGCACGGAGTCAAAGTTGTCGCCCAGCCACGTGTGACCATCGACTGAATCCACAATCGAAACTGGATAGTAGAAGTAGTGCAGCTCGACGCTGTACGCAGCATCTGGAGTGGGGCCAAGAATGAACGACAGTTCGTTGGTGATGACTGGCGTTGCACCGCTCGTGGTCGTGGGGCCAAAGAGGGCGTAGTACTTCGGGATGGCCGTGTCCGTAGGAACCGGATACGCCTGACGAATGAAGTTCACATCCTTGTTCAGCAAAAACTCGTATGCCCCAGCCGCATCAATCACAGCCAGCGAGTACACCGCCAAAAAATCATCGGGGCAAGACAGGTACTTGTTATTCGCTGTCGTCGTCCCGGTCACATTCTTGCGAAGAGAAGGGAACTGAATCGTGTTGAAGATTCGTTGTTCCGCTTGCTTGATGAACGTGTTGATCTGGGTGGTCGAGGTAACACCAGACCCATCGGCCAAGTAGGTCGTTGGGAATTGGTTCTCGGTGTACGACTGAATCGCCGCAACAAGTTCATCGTAGGTCATTCAAACCTCACGCCATCGGGCCACGGGCCATCACGCCTTTGGTTGCGGCTCCAGTGCCACGGATCTTGATGCCGGAAGTCTTGACGGGCGGATAGTTGCCCTTGGAGATGTTCGCGGCAGAAGGATTCAGATCATCAGCCTTCAACGGCTTGGGAGCCGGGGCGGCAGTGACTTTCTTGCCCTTCATCGTGTGGGGCTCGGCGTAGGTAGACGCGGGTCCAACTTCCTTGCCGCCCTTTTTCATGCTGTACTTTGCCATATCAGCCTCCGCGCTTGGAACCGGTCTGGTTCATCACACGGGCCATGTTGCGCCCGTACTTCTTCATCGAATCGGTGGTAACGCCGCCCTTGGCCATCTTCGAGCCGTGCATGCGCTTTTCGTGCTTTCGCACTTCGGTGTCAGCGATCTGCTTGACTTGCTTCTTGTCCATTTTTGCTCCTTACACGGATACCGTGACTGTACCAATTTGCACTGACAAAACCAAGTAGTTGGGTGTCAGCCCGTTGTCAATTGAGCGTGACCCGCCAACCGGGTTCCAACCCCACTGAATGTCTCTGCTCCCGCCCGACAGAAACCCGCCAGAGTCCAAACCAGAGCTGACGTAGCTGCGGTCGGGGCGCGGGTTGCGCAAGCCCTGCGGGTCGTCCACCGGATACATGCCCAACTGAAGCTGGGGCTGATCAGGATCCCAGCACTCAGGGCAGACCAGCAACTCGTAGTTCTTGGTCTTGATGATCTCCCGGCGCAACTGCTTGAGCTTGAACCGCTGATCGCAGCGGTCGCACTGAGCAATCGCCCATTTGCCGGAGGCGAACCTGTTTCCCATTTAGATCGTATTCCCAAGGAACTGCTGACGGGGCACAAAGCGCAGAGCCGCTTTCTCGTGGTCCTCGTACGCCGCAAGCTCCCAAGCCTCGTCGTACTGCTGCTTGAGCATCATGATGCGCTCAGCCCCCTCGGGGATCTTGCCAGCGATGTAGTAGGCCAAGCCAGCCGCCATGCAGGGGATGAAGCGAAATGGCACGTCCATGATGTTCACGCCGCCGCCAGCGTCCTGCGTGCGGCGCAAGCGCCAATACACGAACTGGTACTGCTGCGCGTTGTCGGGGGTTGGCCAGACAGTGACAGCCGGGAGCTGCTGCCAGTACACCGCCGTGCCGTCCGCATGGCTGGCCGCAGTCGTGTTTGCCTGACCACGGAAGCAGTTGTATAGGGTATTCCCTGAGATGTAGCCGTAGTTGATGATCTCGTTTTCGATCTTCACAAAACCAGAGGCTGGCAAGCCAACCACAGAATCCAAGGTCACTTGGGTATCTGCCGCCCCCATGCCGCCGGTTTGGTCGATTGCCAAACCAGTGGGCGACTGCTGGCCGTTGTACCGCTGAATCCAGACCTGAATAGGCCGGGCTTGCTGGATTTTGTTGGGGATCGTGGCGTAGGTAGAAACACTAATGCGGGTGATGGTCAGGTCGGCCTGAGTCGCCGCTTGGTTCCCACCGGTGCGAATAACGTGTTCCAAAAGATCGATTGTATCGACAGGTAAAGCGTACGTGTTCTGCCCCTGCACTAAATCAATCACACCGGTGTCGATCGTCCACAGATTGATGCCACGGTTGGCCCAGTCGGCGAACATGATGTTGAGGCTGCGACGAGCAGTTCGCAAGTCGTAGCCAGAGCGCAGTTCACGACCGGCACGCTCGAACGCTTCCTCGACCAGTTCAGTCAGGTCAAGGTTGAATGCTGATGCGCCGGATGTCTGTGCCATTTATCTGTACCTCGCTGTCTTTGCCGCCACCTTGGGTGGCTGCTTCACGAATTGTTTCCCCGAAGCTTTGCCAGCACGTTTTGCACGCGTTGTCGCAGCGTACTCAGCAGGGCTGAGAGCTTTGATTGCAGCTTCAGGAAGGTATCTTTCACCTGTGTCAGAAGAGCGTTTACCACTTTTCGTCCTCCACTTTTGTGCAGTCCAATCTTTGAGGGATTGCTGAGGTTTTTTCACTTGTACCCGCCGCCCTTGGCTTTGTACTGCTTGGCCAGCAGTTGAGCCTTGCGAGCCGACCACTGACCTGCGGCTGTGCCTTGCACTGCCCGGGACTTGATGGACTCAAACAGCGACTTCCTCATGCCCGGCTTGGTGTAGACGCCCGCCTCATTGACCTTCGACTTTGTCTTGCCGCCCTCGGCGTACATGTCAACGTCGTTCGGGTCATCCGTTCGCTGGATGACCTTCTTTTTTGGCATCTTGGACGGGTTGATGGCCCCCATGCCACGCGAGGCCATCATTTTTTGTACATCCCACCGCCACACATGACGATCTTTCCACGGGTCTTGCCTCGCTGGGCAATGCCGTCAGCTCGGGCAGAAGCAGAACCGCCCTCCGCAAAGGTCGTGCGAGACTTTTCGTACGCCTCGTCCAACTTGGGTTGTGCGGCGGCGTCACGGGCCTGCTGAGTCATTTCTTCTTGACGCTTGCGAGCGGCTTCATCAGCCACATCATCCAGAGTCATCTCAGGACGACGAGGTTTGTACTGTTTTGCAGCTTGGGGGGTCATTGGCATATTGCACCTCAATACATCTTGCCGCGAGTCTTGCCTTTGGTGGCAATCCCGTCAGCACGTTTGGAAGCCGAAGAACGGGTCATACCGCCAGAAGCCATCTTCTTGGCCTTGACTGCGCCACCGCGCTTCATACCACCTTCAAAAGTAGATTCGATGAAACGATCTACACCGCGTTTGTTGAACTGTTGACGTTCGGCTTCACGAGCAGCCGCGCGGGCAGCGCGATCACGAGCAAGCAGATCAGCCTTAGACGGGCCGGTCAGACGTTTTGCTGGACCTTCCAGCAGCTGCCGTTCCGCATAGCTAAGAGTGGGTTGCGTGTACTCAGGAATCTTTTGAGCTGTCCGATTAGCCAAACCTTTTGCCAACGTGGACATCCCTTTAACCCCGGGTGCAATCAAGAACTGCTCAGGGTAGACGCCTTCAAGTGGCTTATCAGTCTCTCGCGGATCTTGCACTTTGCCGTAGTACATTTCCCGCTCGATCTGTTTGAGCTTATCCCTGCTACTCATTTCACTTGGATCGACACGCGGTCTGGACGCAGGGGCAACAGGACGAACAGGAGCTGCCGCAAGAGAGCGAGGAGTTGACGCAGGAGCGCGAGGAGTTGGCGCAGAAGTACGGGTGGCCGCCGATTTGGGGGACGCAGCCATAGACGACCCGCCGGGTTCACGCTCATACATCCCAGCTTCAGAATTGTCGCGGGCGTACTCATCCACGCCCATGCCACTATCTTCACTGGGGCCAGCTGCGGGAGCCGCTGTGCTATCTGCCGCACCTGATTTTTTATTGCCAAATTTGTCGAACGCCATGTACCCAAGAGCACCAAGGGCAGCAAGTCCAGCTAAATCTGACAGTCCACTTCTTCGTGCCATGATGGCCTCCTTAAATCAGCACTTGCCGCCTTTTTTCATGCCCAGAGGTTTGGAGCCGGACATCTTGATTTGAGCGCCTTTGGTCTTACCCTTGGCGGCCACGCCGTCACGACTGGGGGCGGCGGTGCGGACAGCGCCCATCTTGGCAGTGGTGATGCCGCCAGAAGCCATCTTTTTCATGCCACCTTTTTTCATGCCGTATTCCTCTTTTTCATGTTTGATCATGGACTTGGGAGCGCCTTTTTTCTCCATGAAGGAGATTTCTTTCTTGGCCATGGCCTTGGATTCTTTCATTTCACCACCTCGTGAGAAAAGTTCTTGGGAGCCCTGATTGGTCTTGGGCTTGTTGACTGATTGAATATCGGCCCGAGAGCCAGACTTCGCTTTGTCCGCTTTCACGAACTCCTGCCCCACAGACTGTGGGACTCCTGCTTTCTTGGCAAAGGCTGGATTGTTGGCAACCGCCGCCATGAAATTGTGCTGCTTCTTGCTAGTTGATGGCACTGCGTTGCTCCTTCATGAACGCGTCAAGCTTGGCATCCATCCGGTCCAGTCGATCGATCACTCGATCCATGTCCAAATGCACGTCCACCTTGGTCACGTACTCTTTGGCCACTTCCTCTCTGGTCCTGTTGAGCAGGATTTGAATGCGTTGCATCTCGTCCCACATCTGCTTGATACCCCAGAGAAACAGCGCGGAAAGAAAGGAAAGAACAACGTTCCACAACATCATTTCCATTCACCACCTCAGCAGTTCCAAGCCCTCAAGGATTTGTTAATCCTCGAATTGGGATCCTTTGCGGTTTTTGCGCTCGTCAATTTCTTTTTCATCCCTTCCATACGGGCGCAAAAAGAGTCTCGGCGTGAGCCGCCCTCGGGTTGCGGGGCTTTCAGCCCCGGCTTCCCCGGGTTTGCTTTGTTGTAGGAAGCTCGTCCTTTGGCGTTCAAGCCGCCTTTGGGATTCTTCCCTTCCTTGCGTTGCCATGCTGGAGTTTTAGCCATAGTACACCGTGACAGAAGCAATGTTGGTCAGCGTCGCATAGACGTTTGTGCTGAACTTGATTCCTTCGCCGGGGACCAGGGTGTAGAACGAGTTGGGGTTTGAGTTGGCCGGGATGTCCACTTCAAGCAAGGTCGTTCCACCGGAACCCCCATCTTTCAGAAGAAGGGTTCCAGCCTGACTGGCAGTCGCGCAAATCGAGAAACCCTTGACTCGCGCTGGCCCTGCGAAAACAGAGCCAGACGCATTCAAGTGCGCTGATTTAACGTCGTATTGCATCGTCATGTGATGCTCCTTTTAGACGTTCTGCTGGCCGCCCAGAGGATCAACAACGTAGTACAGGATCGTACCGCTGATGGAGCCGCCGGTGGGGGCATCACCAGAAGTACCGCCGCCAGTGATGGTCACCAAGCTGGTGGTAGACATCGTGGTTCCCATGTTGGCCCCTGCGGTGGCGGAGGCCAAGTTGATCGCCAGCTTGCCGGTGGTTGCCACAGCGGCGCTCACCAGACCAGTGTTGGTGGCGGTGCTGGTTCCGTACAGGGTGAAGCCCATATCGAAAGTGGGGGTCGTGCCACCGGTGGCGGCACAGATTGCTTGAATTTCCACCACAACCGCACCAGCAGGGAGGATCACATCAGAGGAATTGGTGGAGGAGACTGACACTGCTGTGCCAGCGGCATCAGCGCCGGAGATGTAGAACTGAGCTGCCATGAGGCCAGAACCACAGTAAGCGGTGCGAGTCTGATCGCCGCCGCCCGAGCGCCAAATTGATTGGGTCGTAGAGACTGCCATTTGAATTGTCCTTCGTACAAAGATCAGCGTGTCAGTTGTGTACGCATCTGCCGGATCAGTCTGACACACCGGGAACTCCGGTTGGGGTCAATATACCCCAAAAAGAAAGGGGCCACAAGGGCCCCCTTCTTCATCTCATCAGGACGAACCTGAAGAGCCCCACATACCGAGAGGGTCAGACCAGCCGAAGCTGTAACGCTCACGGGACTTGTAGCGCACGTTGCCAGTGTCGAAGTCACCATCCATGCCGTTCTGCAAGGGGGTGCGGACAAAGTGCTTCATGCCGTTGGGCACGTCGGTCGTCAGGAACCAAGCGTTGGGATCCGTCAAGAAGTGGTTGACGGTGTAGCCTTCCGGCACAGCGCCCATGTTCTTGATGGCGTTGATGTCGTTGTCGTTGGTGCCGACACGCAGAGAAGTCTCAAGGAGACGCTCAGCAACGAACATCAGAGCCGGGGGGATCACCATCTTCTTGGGCTTGGCGGCGATCAACAGACCACGTTCATCCGTCCAAGCGGCGATCTGAATGATGGCGGCTTCCAAGGAAGTCTCATTCAGGTCAACTTGGGTGGAGGGAGTGTTGCTGTTGGTTCCACCAGAAACCAAGGGGTGAGCAGTGCTGAACAGAGCAACACCGTCGCCACCGGGGTAGCTGGCGGAGAAGCCGTTGTTCAGGACGGCTGCGGCCTTGACCTGCTTGGTGTAAGCCATGGCACGGGCCAGCGACTTGGTGTAACGAGCAGACAAGCTGTCGTACAGGTTGTCTTCGATCGCCTCTTCGGTGATCGAGAAACCCAAAGCGATGGTTTCGTGCGTATAGCGGGTGGTCCAAGCTTCCTGTGCGTTGTCGTACGCGATGGCAGAACCTTCGTTCTTCACCGGTGCGGCAGAGAAGCCAGACAGCTTGGTTTCTTCTTCAAACGAACGCTCAGAGGTCTCGGTTTCGTAGATCTCTTTGTGTTCTTCGCCGTAGCGAGCGTACTCCAGACCGAACAGGGCGTTCAGGCCGGGGAGCAACTCTTTCAGCAGTTGTGCGCGTGAAATAGCCATTTTTTACTCCTTGGATCAGACGCCAGTCGGGTTGAGATACTGATGACCACCGGTCAGACCGCTGACGTTTGCAGCGTTCCACTTCACGATCACTTCAACGAAGTTGCCGGAAGAATTGGCAGTATCGGGAACCACATCAATGATGCGGATGGGGAGGGTGTCGGTCGTGGTGGCACCAGCGGCGGTATAAATACCGACCTTGGAATCACCAGTCGTGGTCGAACCCGTGTTCTGCACCAGAGCAGCGTTGGAACCAATCACGGTACGACCCAAATAAGCAGGGGTCAGACCGTTGCCGTCCGCAGTCGTACCGGCAACCAGCACAACTTTGAACAACTGATCGGGATCATCGGCCACAAAAGCCTGAATTTCAGTGCCAGACTTGACTGCCAAGCTTGCAGGGTAGTACTGCGAGAAGGTCAGTTGGCCAGTCACGGCGCTGATGTACTGACAGCCCAAGAACACGCCAACGGGAGTGGCGGTCGAAGTGCCAGTGTCTTTTTCAATAGTGCCGCCAGAAACAAGCTTGACAACATCGCCATAGAAAATGCTGGTGCCGTAGCCGGTGCCAGTGGTATTTGCAATGACGAGTTGACGAGTTGCCCCAGCGAACACCTGACCACCGATCAAATTGACCGGTTTCAGCCCGTACGGGGCCGAGACGGTGGGATAAGCCATGAGAGACTCCTAAAGTTTAAGAACCAGAACCAAACGATACCTTGGATGATTTCTCAGAAAATTTCTGCATCCTCGGATCGTTATCACGAAGGAAGTTGTTGTCCACCGAATCCATCTGAGCACGGTTCTGAGCATCGAAATGCGCAGTGCGTTGTTCCATGAACTCTTTTGGAATACGACAGAGCAACAGTCCACCCACTTCGATGTTTCCTTTGAAACGACCTTCAGTGGTGGCGTGCAACATCAGCTCGGGGTAATCCTCGGCCTTACAGGCTTCGTACCCTTCGCGGAACTTGCCGGAGATGTTCGACGGATCAGCAGTCCCGAGGATCGAAATACGAATCCATCGGTGAGCCCAACCGGGACGGGGGTCAGGGCTAGGGAGAGTCTCGGGAGCACGCCACTTTTGGGGGCGCTGAGGCTGACGAGCCGTACGCTCTTCGAGTTCTGCTGCCAAACGGCCTTGACGACCACGGGTTTGAGTTTCTGCTTGTTCCATCATTCACCTCTATTAAGTTGAGCAACCTGTTTTGCGTAGAGTTCAATTGGCACTCCGAGCCTGCGAGCAATCGCGGCTTCAGATGCCTTCAGCTTTACACGACTAGGCGGGGTGCTACGTGAGGCCGGGGCCACAACCGTAGCTGCTTTTGATGCACGGCGGGGAGTTTCATCCTCGTCCGGTTCAACTCTTTTCTTTGGAGGCGGTTCGTTGTCCTCTTCGCTCTGAGCATCTTCAAAATACTCAGGAAATCGTTTGCGGATTGTACGGTCGATGGTATCGAAATACTCTTTTGTACCGACATAGTCCGCACCATACTGCTTTTGAAGCTTCTGGTCAAGCCCCATCACAGCACCCGTCATTTCGGTGTCGCGGCCAAACCAGTCTGCATTGGCTTCCATCCATTTCTGGGTACGGCGACTGATGGGAGGAGCGGCCTCTGCGGCCTGCCGGGGTGCTGGAACTTGGAACTCTTTGTCGTCCATTTCGATCGGCTTCATCGTACCGGCGCGATCGAGCTTGACCGTTGCTTTGGCGATGGCTTCCTGTGCCTGAACGATTTCGTCAGGGTTGGCCTCTTCGTACGCTTTCTTGTACCGGGCCTTGGCGGCTTCAAGCTCAGCTTCTGCGGCAGACTTGGACGTCTCAATGTACGCCTTGCTGCCGGTAGAGAGCTGCTCTTTAAGCTTCTTGTTCTCTTCGTAGACCTGACGAGCGAACGCTTCAGCAGCTTCACGCTCGCGCAGAGCCTGTTCTTTGGCTCGACGCTCGTCGTGGTATCCACGAGTGAAACGCTTGATGCGGCTTTGAACTTTCTCGTCGTATGACTCAAGTTCGTCGTCAGTCACTTCTTCAATCGGTCGCTTGGAGGGCTTACGACCACGATCCTCTTCCGGGGTATCGTCTTCGATGTCGATCTCCAGCTTCTCAGCTTTTTGTTCTTCTTGCTTGTCTTGTTCCTCAATCTCGTCGGGGAACTTGAACTCTTCAAGTTTTGTTGCCATGATTCACTCCTTACGATGCACGGGCAATGCCACGGGGATCTTCAACAACGGCCTCGACCGACTCATCGTTGATGATTCGGAACTCACGACCGTGGATCTTCAGGCGAGTGCCTGAATTGGGGCGGACGATGACAAAGTCACCTTCCTTACACGACGGGCCACTCGGGAACAATTTCTCGTTCTTGAATGCGTCGGGGCCAAGCTTGACCACAAACAACACGGGAGTCAGGATCTCCTCGTAGTGCATGGTCTTGTCGGACTTGACCAAACCCACTTCGCTGTCTGCGTATTCCTCCATTGCTTCGGGAACCACACACAAGAGATGGTAGGTCTTGGGATCAGGCAGTTGTTTTGCCTTTTGCTCGGCTGATTTGTTGAGAATCTTGGAAAGATCCACAGCAAGGGCCGGATTGATGACTTCACTCATTCACGCTCCAGTTTTTGCACAAGGTCATTGATGATGGAATCTGCAAGGCTTAGACCTCGGATCACCCCACAGATTTTTTTGTACTCGTCGTACGAGTCGGCTCGACTAGCTGCCAAGAAGGCGATGTTTTCGTCGGCAAGTTTTTGAAGTTCCTTTTGCACAAGCGCAAGCACTTGGGTTGTTTCTCTCATTTAGTCTCTTTCTTTGGAGGTTGTTTGAGTTGTTGTGAAGACATCTGCGCCCGATGTTTGGCGAGATCCACGCCCATACGCATACCCTCGGTCTGCTGCTGACGTGCCAGCTTGTCTTTGTTGGCAGCGGCCTGAGCGCCCACCTGCATGGCGGCAATCTCTTTCTGGGCGTTGATGCGCTCCTGCTCGATCCGCAGGCGGTCGGCCTTCTCTGCTGCCTCGATCTGCTGCTTCTGAGCCTTGAGCTGCACCTCTTGCTGACGCAGCTGGAGTTCTTGCATCTGCATCTGGATCACAGGATCCTGCATCTGCTGTTGAGCTGCCGCCTGAGCAGCTGCTTGCTGGTCTCTCTGGAGGAGCTGCGTTGCCGCCTGAGCCGCCATGATGGCGATCTGGTCGGCTTGTTCTTTCGGAACAGGCTGGCTCTCCTCGCCCTTTTTCTCCATCGGGGGCAGCGTGGTGCCCATGAGCTGCTCGATCTCCAGACGCATCTGGAACGCAATGTGCTCGTTGATGTGAGCCATAGCTGCCGCCAAGATCTGCTGAGCCATGGGGTTCTGCTGCATCATCTGCTGGATGCGGGGGTTCTGGATCGCAGCCATGTGGACGGCGATGTGAGCCTCGTGGTTCTGCTCCACGAACGCCTTGACCGACTGCATGTTCAGGAGGTTCTGGTTCTCCTGCACGGGGTCGATCGGCACAGCGTCGTCCTCGATCGGCACAAGCTTCGCAGCGTTCTTGATGCCAAGCACCTCGATCATCTGGCGATGCAGCAGGGGCAGGTCATACAACTGAGGAGCCGTCTGAGCCAGCTGGAGCACAGCTTGGTACTGCACAACCTTCTGGGCCATCGTGGCTGCGTTGGGGTCGGACACGGGGATCACGTCCACCATGTCGTAGTCTTCGCGGCGAGCCCGACGCGAGCCATCCACCGGCTGGTAGTCGTACTCCTCGGGGCAGTAGTCGGCGATGATGACCTTGAGAAGCTTGAACTCCTGCTTCATCGCAAAGTGCAGGCGGGCCTGCACCGCGCTCATCACCTTCAGCGTGCGCTCAAGGATGGCCAGAGTCGTGCCCACCGGTGCTTGGCTGGACATGTCCGACACCTTCATGTCACCACTGGAGGCGAAGGCCCGGCCCTCAGACACGATCTGGTTGAACAGCGCGAAGAGAACCTGCGAAGGCTCCTTGTAGGGCAGGGGCAGGATGTTGTCGCGGATCGAACCGGAGGGGACGTCTACGTCCCTGAATTCCCCCGGTTGAATGGGTGTGTCATCACCTTTAACGCGAAGGCCCCGTGATTTAAGGCCCCCGGGGAGATTCGAGAGAGTCCCAGCATCAACCAATTGACGGATGAGCATGGTAGCGGACTTAGCGTAACCTCCAATGAGATGGATGAGCCCGTATCCATAGAACCCGAAGCCGGGGATGTATTGGTAGTGAACGAAGTGTTGGCGTTTTGTGTGGAGCGAATCATCTTCATACCAATTGCGACGGATGGACAGAATGGTAGTCGTTCCCTTCTCAATTGTCACGACGTAGGGCAGCGCGATGCCCGTGGGCTCACCTTTCTTGTTCGTGTGCTCAAAGCCCGGCAGGTCCAGCATGACGTGCATCTCAAGGATCCGATACCGGTCATCTTGGATGGCGCTCATGCCACCTTCTTCGGCTTTCTGCTTCTCGATGTCGTCCAACGCATGAGTGGGGTCACCCAACTCCACATCTGAATAGAAGCCCGCCTCTTGGAGCCTGCGAACCTCGTTCTCGGTCTTACGCATGATGTGAGTCACACGCTCGGCACTCTCCAAGTTACTCGCGCCATAGGGCACGACCATGTCTTCAGCGGGGATGAACATGGCAACTTGTCGGCCCTTGCTCGGGTCATAGTAGACCTTCTTGAACGCAGAGCCTGCAATCGGCAGCGCCCACAGGAGCTTCTCATGCTCGGGACGATACTCAGTCATCACCTCAGTCAGCTGGAAGTTCATGTCCTCGCGCACGCGAGCAGCACACTCTTCGCGGTACTTGTCGATGGCCCCGACGATCTGGGTCTTAACCGGCCCCATGGCTGGGAACGTTTCCATCATGGCTTCTGACTGGAACCTGACCACGGACTCGGTGAGCATTGGGTGGAACACGCCACACGCCCCTTGCCAAGGCTCGGTACGCTCCTCGTACTTGAGGCCCAAGAGCTTCAAGCCGTCGATGTAGGTCTGCACCCAGTCCTTGCGGTCGGACATGTCTTTCTCGAAATCCGCGACCAGCTCGGAAGCCAGCACAGCCAGCTCTTTGTCGTCCATCAGCTCGGCAAGGTTGGCATCAAAGTCATCGCCCTCGTTGGGACGCTTCTTCTCCAGATCAATCTCAAGCCCGCCCATGCCGATGTGAACTGCCTCGGGATCCTCAATCTCAATCTCAAGATCAGGTATGTCTGACTGCCCAAACCCGGGCAAGCCCTGCGGTGCTTGATACAGACCCTTGTCCATTCCAAATGTTGCCATGATGTGTCCTTAAATGAGTTTTTTGTTGCCAGCGTTATCCACACTGCCGCCTTTGGCAAAGCCAATCAGTTTCTTCAGCTTATCTATATACCCCGGCTCCGGCTGCGGGGTGTACGGGGGCAAGTCTTTTGAATCAAGTCGGGTCTGCCTAAGACCCGTAAGTGCGTTGTAGAGTTCTCGGACTTTTGGATCGGCAAACAACGTTTTACGAAGTTCTGGATCTTTAGTCAAATCCACTCCGTGAACGTTTTCCGCCGCAGACAACGACGCCAACTGCTCATAAAACAAATTAGGGGCGTATGGACCTTGAAATCGCAGCATGTCAGGGCTAAAGTATCCGTCGGTTATACCGTATTTTTTCTCCAAGTACGGAGCCATATCAACCGCATTGCGTACAAACGTGTTTCTGGCTGCTTGTCCGTTGTCCCCGTATAACTCATCAAATTTTGAGTTAATGCTGCTGCCGCGACCGAGTCCACGCTTAGCCAAAAGATGCTCCGCCTCGTGCGCAATCGTTTGTTGATCAGCACTTGGTCGGACAAACATGGTGTCGGAAACGGGCTTCTCACCTTTTTGTGTAAATACAAACCCTCTAGTATTGGTATTCTCAAGCACGGGCATGTTACGAACCGTGGCTCCGGGCACGCCCGGATCTAGAGTGTATGGATACGACTCTTTGCTGCGGCGAATTGGAGCTGCTGCCGGATTTGTAGGAAGCCCCATTTGCAGTAGCTTTTCAAAAGTGGTCTGATCGTAACTCTTGTTGTCCGCCATGATGTGTCCTTAAACTGTGTAGTACCGCTCTGCTCTGCGACTCTTGAACCACTGAATCTCATCAGGCTCATCCGACGGCAACCGGATAAAGCCCCCCTGCCGAAAGCGCAGCAGCGCTGCCGTTGTCGAGTCAACCAAGTCGTCGTTCACTCCAGCCGGAAAGTCATTGCACTCCTCAATGACCTCCCATGCCCAGCGTCGATCCGGAGCCCAGACCATCCCCGAAGAAAACAAATCAGACACCGCGTTGACGCGGCTGATCTTATCTTGTCCCTTGCTCGGCGTAAACTCAGACACGGGCACGCCCATCCGCCTGAACTCCTGGTACAGCGCCGCGCCGTTACTCTTCTTCTCCACCACGAACGCATCAGGCTCCCAGTCCTTGTACTCCTCCATCACGAGCTTCTTCAGCTCTGGAAACTCCATCCGCTTCTTGATCGCGTTGAGCAAGATGATGTTCTTGGCCCCAGTCTTGTGATGAGTGAACACGCCCCACGTTGTGAGGGCGTTGTAGTCAGCGCGGTTGTTGGCTTCCTGCGCCGCGTCCAAAGACATGATGATGAACTCGCACTCGGGCGGTGGATCGTCGGCGGGCCAGATCTGCCACCACTCCCTCTTGATCAGAGCGCCTTCCTCGGAGACGGGGTTTTGCATGTACTGAGCTTCCCAGTACCGCACGTCCATGCCAGCCTTCTTGGCCAACAATTCTTCAATCGTCCAGAACTCGCCCCAGAGCGGTTTGTCATTCAAAATCGCAGGGAATTCCACCACTTCCCACTGATCCACGTCCTCTTCACGGGCCATCTGGCTGATGATCTGCCCGGTCAAATCAAGCTTAGACCACCGCGTCATCACGATGATGATCGCGCCGCCGGGCATCAAACGCTGAATAGGACCAGACTGGAACCATTCCCAAGCAGGGAGAAAAACATCAGGGCGTCCAGTCTTGGCTTCTTGTTCTGAGTGAGGATCGTCAATAATGAACAGATCAGCACCACGGCCAGCAAGAGCACCGCCGACACCGATAGCGAAATACTCACCGTTGTAATTCGTACCCCATCTCGAAGCTGATTTAGAGTCACTTTGAAGCTCCACTTGCGGAAAAATGTCCTTGTAGGACTCCGATCCGACCAAATTTCGCACCCGACGACCGAAGTTCACGGCCAAATCCGCCGTGTGGGACGCCATGATCACCTTTTTGTGGGGAAATTTCCCCAAAAACCATGCCGGAGCGAGGTAGGAAATCAATTCTGACTTGCCGTGACGGGGCGCGATGTTCACAATCACCCGTTTTTTGCGTCCGGCGGCGATTTCCTCGAAAATTCGGGCCAGTCTGCGGTGGTGAGGACCAACTTTGTACCCCGGATAGACGTGATCTGCGAAGGAAAGTAAGGAATCCTTACCGACTTGCTGAATAGTCTGGCTGTCCCACGTGTCCAGAAGCTCCAAAATACGCCGTTTTTCCTCTGGTGTGGCCAGCGGAAGCAGCGATTTGATGTGGTCAATCTTCTCGCGTGTGATCTGCATCAATTACTTCCACTGCTTGAACATCGACCGTGCGTTTTTCCAGCTTCGCAAGCTTCTCAAGCAGCTCTTGCTCCACTTCTTCAAGTGACTGCGTCTTGTGCGTGACTTCGCTGCGCTTCTTGAAGGCATCCACCCCGTCGATCTCACCCAAAGCACGCAGTGCCGTGAGCCTGATCTTCGGATTTGAGTCCTCGGTCTCCTGCACGAGCCGATTGACCACGAACTTTTTGAGATCGGCCAGCTCCTGAACCACGTACGTGTCATGCTGAGCAACCATGCCAGCCAAGTATGCAAGTGTTGGATTGCTGTATTGAGAGAGGATGGGAGTATTTTTGGGATCAGAGAGCATCGCATGGGCCGCTTCTCGTGCGGCATCTTTGTCTGCTTCTGTTGGGATGATGGGTTGACCTGTTAGATCTGATAGAAGCTTCACTGTCCTTGCCCTCATCTCCAGCTCTTCATGCGGAGAAAGGTCGGGCATCGCTTCAGTGGCTGAAGTCGGCAGTGGGATGTGACCGTCAATGTCTGGTGAAAGGTATTCCATAGAGGAAGGTGGCACTCTGGATGGACGGAATGTAGCAGAAATATATACGGCCATGCAAGGGGAGGTTGGGACTCCTACCGGGGGCATCATTCACTAAACAGTTTCACTGTTTGTTCATGGAGAAAAAAGACCCCCCGGGAGGGGGGTCAAAGGAGGAGACTATGGCCGGAGGAGAGCCCGGCGTGGAGATTGTAAATGTGGGGGATTATTTGTGCGGATTGTGGGGTGTGGGGTTCGCGGGGGGACCCATCTGAGATTTGGGGGGGTGGGGTCTGTCATGCTGGGCTGGCTAAATAACGATTCACCTTCCCATGATCTCTTAATTAAGTTATAGTCCACACATCGATTCATTCCGAATCGATACCCGAAAGGGTTAACACACTGAAAGGTAAACCATGAAAGCAAAGCAAACCCCCGTGGCAAAGGCCACCAAACAAGTGACAGGGGTATCCCCTGCTGTCATCCTGTCCATGAAGGATGCAGGTTTCAAATTTGCCGAATCCCAGGCAAAAAGTCGTGAAATCGCCCAATGGGTTCTCTCCCAGGAACCCAAATTCGTTGAAACAATTTCAGACGCTACCCGTGAGTCACTTTATGAAGGTTTTGCCATGAAAAAGCATGATCTTTATGGTGAGGATGTTTACCAGTCCACTGGTGAATTGAATCAACTGGTGAAAATTGGCAACACCAAGAAAACAACAGTTATCGGAAACAAGATCGTGAAACCCATCACGACAATCCCCGAAAAGGCTGTGTTGGTTAGTGTGTACACTGCCTTGTCCTACACTGGTGCGGAATTCGGGCAATTGAAAAAGAATGATCCAGTAAAGCATGAGATCCTTTATAAGATTCGGAAAGAGGCCATGGTGTACCAGTCAAATCGATTGGGAGACCTTCAAAAAATGGCAAGGAAAATTCTCGATGAGGAAAACCCTGGCCAGAAAACAACCCGAACCGAAAAATTGTTTACTGAAACTGTAGAGAAAGTTTTCGGGGATTGGGCAAAACAAGTGAGAAACAAAAAAGAGAAACGGAAGGATGAAACGGCCAAACCCGAGAAACTGAAACTAGCAATCGATGCGTTCTGGAAGGTCTACAACGGCTAACCCAGCAACACCAGCAACCCCAGGCGGAAACGCCTGGGGTTTTTTTACGCCCCCACGCCCCTGATACCAGTTCTTAGTTAACGCGCGCGTGGGAGGGCGGGAGGGTTGGGCGGCGCACCGCGTAACCCTGCGTGGCTTAATTAACAGTTCACGGACACATGAATTCCAGAATTCCAGACCGATTCCAGCCCGATTGGAACTGAGTTGGAATTTTGGAATCGCATTGCATTCCAGTTTTTGGGCGCGATTCCAGTTTGGTTTTTCAGACTGGAACTGAGTTTTCCCTTATAAATCATATAGTTAACCCCAAAAATTCCAAAATTCCAAAATTCCAGCGCGATTTCGCGGAATCAGCCAAACAAGAGCACGGTCGTCAAGAACGCACGGTGCAAACCTCACCCCCGCAAAACTTTCCCCAAAACACAATCATCTCTTTGGCGGGCAAAACTCCTCTGGAATTTTGGAATTTTGGAATTAGAGTAATACTTTAAAAATTTATTTATTTATTTATAGGCTTCCAGTATTCTTATTCCACCTTCACTTCGCCCCCACTTAGTACTTTCCCAGCACAGGTTTAAGTTCCAGTCCGATTCCAATTTCGCCCAACCCTCTTGGAATTCTGGAATTGTGTCCCTCTTAAGTATCAGGAAAACATCGAATGAGAAAGTAATTTTAGGTGTTGCGGTATTTGTAAAGTTCTGCTACAATGGAATCTGAGTCGGGCAGAGTTCGCTGACCGATTCTTAATTAACAGTTCACGCAAACATGAAAAGGAAATCGCATGAAAGCAAGAGTCAAGCGCGTTGCGACCCACCGGTGGACAGCCCGGTACGAGGTCGTGCTCCCCGAGATACCCGAGCATGGCGTTCGGTGCTGGGTTGGGATGGTCGATGCGGCGAGCGAGGAAGAGGCGCTGGCCAAGGCCATCAATCGCCGACCCGTTGCAGAACACTTTAAACAATTATTCACGGAGGCATGACATGAAGATCAAGACAAGCGAAGCAACACCGAACCAGATCAACCATTTGGTGGCAGTGTGTGAGGGTGCGACACACGAATGGGACAGCGATAAGCCGTTCTTTTGGCATTGCGTTGCGTGTATCCGCATAGGTGGGCACGATGTGAACTACACCCCATCAACTGACTGGGCGCAAGGTGGGCCGGTCATTGAGCGGGAGAGGATTTCGTTTGTATCGCCTAACGAAGTCATAGATGAGTGGGAGGCTATTCATCCTACACAGATGAACAATGAAAGCTACGGCCCCACCCCCCTGATCGCCGCGATGCGGTGCTACGTTGCCAGCAAGCTGGGCGACGAGGTTGATGTGCCTGATGAACTGGGAGAAATGAAATGAAGATCAAGACAAGTGAGTTGAAAGACACTGCCCTTGACTGGGCGGTGTCGATGGTTGTGGAGAACAGCCGTAGGTTTCCCATTTGGCTTGACGGCAAGCCTTCCAGCTATGCCGCCTACTCAACCGACTGGGCGCAAGGTGGCCCGATCATTGAGCGGGAGCAGATCGCCATTGGCTACTACGCAAAGATCCGAGGTGGTCTCGGGGTGTGCGCCACACGAGCCAAGGTGTTTGATGACAAGGGCTGGTGTCTCATGTACGGTGACACGCCACTGATCGCCGCCATGCGATGCTTTGTTGCCAGCAAGCTGGGCGACGAGGTTGATGTACCCGATGATCTCATTTGAGAAAGTAACGCTAGTGATTGCGTTATATGTAAAGTTGGGGTATAATGTGAATACGCTTGCAAGGCGTATGAGAGACAGTCTTAATCAACAGTTCATGAAAGGATGAAACATGGGACAGATGAAGCAGTTGGCAATAGCCATCGACGAAGCCATCGAGCAGGGCTTGATGCCCGACCCCGATGCGCCCCGCATGGTCTGGGTCTTGACCTGTGACGGCGATGTGCTTGCCGTCTATGCGGACGAGGACTCTGCGCGGTTCGACCGTGATATGTGCATCGAGGCTGACGAGTGGGAGGCTGGTGAGCCCCACACCTACGTGGTCACGAGCAAGCCTGTCACAACCCTGAAGGGATTCTTATGACAAACCGAATGAAACCTCTCTGTTCACGGTGTGGTGAAACCTTCTCTGCCAAACGCGCCAACGCTGGGTATCACCTGTGCTTGGAGTGTGGGGAGGAGAAGGCACGTGAGCGCAAACACACCATTGCGCCCATGCACAAGAGCAATTACATGCTCTTCACAGACCTTGACGACCTCAAGGGTATCAACAACAAGGGCGGTCTCTACCGCTGAGGAACCATCATGCATCACATCACGCAACACACACTGGAGAACGCATTCCGCGTGTCCCAATTCATTGCCGAACTCACATCCGATGACGGCACACACATGAGCAACAGTAAAACAATCACCACTGGACTGTTGGCCGTGGCCGTGCTGAGCCGGTACTTTGACGAGGACAAGCACAAGATGCTTGCCGTGTTCTCTGCCCTGCTCGACGCCTGTGAACATTTACCCGCTGACTCTGGAGAAGATGATGAACTTTGAACTCGAAAAACCCAAGCACCTGATCTCGCTGGCATCCAGCTCTTTAGTCGTTCACGTAGAGGTGAATGTCTGGACAGCGACCAAGCAGGACAGGCAGATCTCCAATGAGATCACCACGGCAAAGCGGGCGACCGCAGACGCTGGCAAGTTCACGCAGAACCTGCTGGCCAACTGCCCCGAGCACAAGGCGCTGTTGAACTACCGCCAGACCATATATAACTGGCTTCAGCGATGCACCTACGACTGGGCGGGGGCGATGCGTCTGTTGCCCCTGATGAGGGTCGAGCAGTTTCGCAAGGAGTTAGACGAGCACAAGGTATCGTTCAATAAACTCTTAGATGAGTTCTGTGCGAAGTACCCGAGCCCTGTGTCCGATGCGGCATTCAAGTAGGGTGACATGTTTAACCGTTCATCCAACCCTGACGTGCAAATTGTGCGTGGGCGGTTCCGCATCAACGAGATGATCTCTCAGGTTCCTGAGAATGACTTTCGCTCAAACATCGCTTCAGTGATCGCTGAAGACCTATCCAAGCACTACGAGAAGCAGACCGCGCAAATCGTGGAGACAGTGATGGCTGATGCGGCTGAGCGCCTTGTGACCATCGCGGAGCGGATCAGCTCTGCGTGCAGTGAACCGGAGCCGAGCGACGAGGATGGCAAGAAAGTTAAACGCAAGAAGGTGTACGAGTCCACGATCACCCAAGCACGAGAGATCTGCGAGGTGCTCAAAGACTTCAACCTGACAGGCAATGCCGAACTTGAGCAGGCACGAGCCCAGCTTGACGAGGCGTTGCGCGATGTGACCTTGGAGGATCTGCGTGAGAGTTCTTACGTGAGGTCAAAGGTCAAGGACAGCGTGGATGACATGCTGAGTAAGTTCAAACCACTGAGGAGTTTCGCATGACTGATTTAGAAATTGTTTTGATGATTGCGTGGGTAGTCACGCTTTGGCTATGGCGCAAGTCATACCTCGCGGTGCGCACTCTGCGTCGAATCATCATTGATGTGGGGTTCGACATTGCCCGAGTCGAGGTCGATGAGGACCGTCACATCATCCACATCATCCGTAAATAGTTTTTCACCACAACCTGAAAGGTAAATCATGAGCAAGATCAACTTCAACCTCTCTGTCTCTTTGGAAGAGACCAAGAACATCATCAAGACAATCGGTGCTGATCTCACACCGCTGGTCATCTCCGAGCCGGGCGTTGGCAAGTCAAGCATTCTCAAGATGCTTGAGGCTGAGATGGGCGATGGGTATGACTACATCTACGTTGACTGCCCAGTCAAGGACATGATGGATGTCGCGGCATCGATCCCCAACCACAACACCAAGGCGTTGGAATACTACGTGTCAAGCCTCTTCAAGCTCGACAACGACAAGCCCAAGGTCATCATGCTCGACGAGTTCATGAAAGCTCCGAAGCTCTTGCAGGTGATCTTCACCCGCCTGATGCTTGAGAGAACCGTTGGCGATGTACCGTTGCCCGAGGGGTCGATTGTCTTTGGCACAAGTAACAACTCATCCGATGGTGTGGGCGACACAATCGCGGCACACGCGGCCAATCGTTTGTGTCTTGTACCGATGCGCAAGTCAACGGCTGACGAGTGGAACCAATGGGCGACAGCGCACGGCGTTGCGCGTCCGATCCGGGCGTGGGCATCCATGAATCCACGGGCGTTCAAGTCTTACCTTGACCCCGAGCAGGATGACAACCCGTTCATCTTCAAGCCGTCATCGACAAACAAGTCTTTCGTGTCTCCCCGTTCCCTGACGAAAGCATCTCCCATTGTGGCGGCGAAGGATGTGCTGGGTGAGAACGCGATGATGGTTGCGCTGGCTGGCACTATCGGCGAGGCGGCGGCGAAATCAATGGCGGCGTTCATTGCGTTTGAAGGCAAGCTGATCTCATTCAAAGAGATCATCAAGGAACCAACCAAGGTGACTGTGCCTGAAGACATCTCTGCGCTGGTCATGATGATGTTTGAGGGTGTGGACTCGGTAGAGACTCACGATGAGCTGAACTCTTACATGGAGTTCGTGAATCGCATCCAGTCTCGCGAAGTCCAGAGCATCTTCTTCACGATGATGATGCGCGTCAAGCCCAAGCTTGCGCGTTACAACCAAGAGATCAACAAGTGGGCGTCTGAGAACCACATTCTGCTTTAAGGAGAGCACCATGCAAATGACACAAGAGGATCGAATCAAGAAAGCTCACATCATGATGATGAAGCACCCGGAGACTGCGTTCTACGCCGGGGTCATGATGATGGGTACGACCGAAGTGGTGGATCAAAAGATCACTGCGTACACCGATGGCGTAAACAAACGCTATGGCAGACAGTTCTTGGAGGCAGTCTGCAAGGAGCAAGCAGAGGTGAATGGCTTGGTTCTTCACGAGAACCTGCACATTGCTCTGCGTCACTTGCTCCATAGCAGAGACTTGTTCAAGGCAAATCGAGACAGGGCGAACCGAGCGGCTGACTTTGTGGTCAATGACATCATCGTCAGTCTCAAGGACAAGACCCTGTGCAAGCTCCCCGAGGGGGGATGCTATGACCCGAAGTATCACAACATGAACATGCGAGAGGTTTATCGCATGCTTGAAGAAGAGGAGGAAGATGGTGGTGGCAAAGGTGAGGACGGCCAAGATAGCGGTTCAGGTGGGGGTGAACACCAATTTGACGAGCATGACTTTGAAGCTCAGTCAGAGGGTGGGGGTGATCCCGTGGAGAAAGCAAAGCAGATTGATGCCCAGATCGATCGAGCATTGCGTGAAGGTGCGTTACTTGCCGGTCGCCTTGGCATTGACTTACCTCGCGCCATCACGGAGATCCTTGATCCCGTCATCGATTGGCGTAAGGAACTCGCTGAGTTTGTCACCGCATCCTGCAAAGGTAAGGACGAGTACACATGGCGTAAGTTCAATCGTCGATTGATCCCCAGTGACTTGTACATGCCAACGGTGGAGGATGAATCAATTGGTGAGATCGTGGTCGCCATCGACACATCTGGTTCGATTGATCAGGAACAGATCAATGAGTTCGCCACGGAACTGGTCTCAATCGCTGAAGCCGTCCAGCCTGATGTGATTCGCGTCTTGTGGTGGGACACCATGGTTCATGGGGAGCAGATCTTCAAAGACAACTTTGATCAGATCGCATCCATGCTCAAGCCCAAGGGTGGCGGGGGAACCAAGGTTTCATGTGTCAGTGAGTACTTAAACAAGAAGAAGGTCAAGGCTGATTGCTGTCTGGTCTTCACTGATGGGTATGTGGAGAGCAATGTGCGTTGGGATATCCCGTATCCCACGCTCTGGTTGGTCACACAGAATCGGGGGTGGGACGTTCCCACTGGTAAGAAAGTCGTTGTTCAATAAGGAGGAAAACATGAGTTTCTATGACATTCCACACTACAAGTCCTACGAGGACTTTGAGAAACGGATGAAAGAGATAGCGCCATACAAGAAGTCCAATAGTTGGCCGCTGGGATCGAGAGCTTACTCCGCCAGACATTTCACCCCGCGAGAGGACGTTGAGGGTAAACATGTAGATCTGTTTTACGCCAGACGCCTCCTGCGTGAAGGCGTGGAGTCAGGCGCACCTGAGTACGAACACGCGAAAAACCGTGTAGATGGAGATTGGATTGCGAGAGTCTCTTCTAACAACACCGTTGCGTTTTATCGCCCAATCAACATGGCCAGTGCGCCCCTGCTCTCTCGCACTTTTGGTGTTGATATCTTTCAGGACTCTAAGCGTGGTGGAGCAGTGCTCCGCTCTGGAGGCAGGGTGTATCCACTGTTTGAAGGTGCGAGGTTCTTGCTGGGCTCTTTCCAGCTGACGAATCCCATAACGATTGTTCAGCGCGGGGTGAATCGTAAGAAAGTGGATGAAGCCATGAAAGCCAGCGCTGAGTTTCTCAACACCTACCCAGCTCTTTTGAGGGCGATGACATTTCATGGTTTTCAGGAAGTGATGAAAGATCTGAATGAACAGTATCCAAATTTGCAGAACCAGCGTAAATCCATGATCATGCGAACGATACGTGAAATGATCGATAAGAAACACTATGTTGATGCCGCAATCGCTTACGGGGGCTGGTATGCAGGTGACTGGAGACTGCGCTCGATGTTAGTGTATGGGCCGGGCTCAAGGGGGCTCTCTGAGAGCGGCGTCGTAGACGCATTCCAAAAGATTCTTTCTGGTAATAACTTTCGTAGAGCAATCACGATGGGATACGAGGCGTTTGATCAGCGCATCATTCCTATCGGAGAGCTTCCTCAATCCGGGTGGGAAACTGAGGTTTACCACTATGGACACATTGTCAATCGTCTTTAAATTCTTTTGAAAGGAAACATCATGATCAACTACTCAACCACCGCTGACGTTGGGGCTCTCCAAGAATTGTTTGCTCAGTTACCTGAGCTGGAGAAACTCGCTTTTGAGTTCTGCGTGGCCTTCCCCCACCTGCGGTTGGATCGCGTCGAAAACAAGCACATCAACCTGCACGACGAGAACGGTTTGCGCATGGGTCGCTTGCGCGTTTCGCCGGGATCAGCAGTGAACAGAGATGGTAAGCGCGTGACTCGGTATGAATTCTCATCTGATACCGTACAAAAAGCTCGGTACACAAACACCGATAGACAGACCCGCGACTCAGCAAGCATCAAGTCTTTGATCACAGCTATCAAGAAGAACAATGAAGTACCTGATGCGAGAAAAGTTCTTGAGACATTCAAGCGGGGAATCATCTATGCGTTTGAAGCGACTCATAAGAAGACGAGCGTGGGTTTCTCCCTACCTATGGAGGTGCAATTAGCTCTTGTTAAATCTCATTTACAACTTGACAAACTTGGACTGGAGCGATACGCTCTTGAAATCAAGGACACCTATGAGGCGTACATGAGGAACATGGAAGAGCGTGCGGAGCACGACAAGACCTACAAGAGGTTTTGTGCTGGCTCATATCTGATTGGCTACCTACCGCGTGACGAACATTACCTTGTGGGCGAAGCTTCATGCGAGGGGGAGAAAATTACGATTCACGAGGGGCTGAAACGCTATACAACACTCAAAGATCATCCTGAGCATGCGGGCACTGTGGCGATGATCAATGCGTGGGCTTCAGGCCAACCCACCTACAACAAGAACAACGAGTTCGGCTTGCCGTTCAACGACAAGTACTACCCAGATCTTGATGTGTCTACTGGCTATCGAGATCAGGACGTCCTTTGGATGCTCATCCCCAAGAACCCCGCATGACTAGTGTCTTCAACAGAATGACCCCGGTGTCGCACAGCACATTGATGAACAGTGTGCGCGTTGCGATGTGGGTGAGTGATGGTGAATATACGCTTTGTGTCGGGGACGGTTTGTATCGGCGTTTCAATGAGGACACTCTACCCAAGAGGATCAAAGCATTGATGGCAATGATCAAGGCGTTCCCACCCAATGACGTGAAGGGGGATGGCACGAGTCTCGCGCTTGAAGCCTACGTAAACATACAAGACCCACGACTCAATGAAGTGGGCTGGCGCGTCAACAAGGACATCTACATGCTTGTCCTTGAACGACAGTTTTTTGATTCACTTGTGAGGGGAGATCATGGCGCTTACACCGGAAGCGAAAGTTAAGCAGAGAGTTGTTAAACATCTCAAAGCAATGGGGGCCTACTACTTCTTCCCCGTCACGGGGGGATTTGGCAATTCAGGCGTCCCTGACATCGTAGGTTGCATTCGTGGCCGATTCTTTGCGATTGAATGCAAGGCGGGCAAGAACACAACCACGAGGCTTCAAGACTCTCACCTAGAAGAGATCAGGAAGCAAGGCGGCATTGCGCTTGTCATCGACGACAAGAGCGCACCTTTGATCGAAGAAATTCTTGGAGATTTTCTATGACATGGCCTACGACTAGACGGTTCCCGCGCACGTTGGATGAGGCGTTCGGGTGTGATGGTAACTGGTTTCATCCTCCAGAAAACAACCGCACTTGGTTAGATAAAACTCTGCGCTGGGGCGGCTACATCGGGTGGTTGATTGTCCTCTCATATCTTCTTAAGGAGTGATTCATGGAAGGGTTAATCATTGGTTTGTTGCTGATCCTTGGCGCGGGTGTCGGGGTTGGTGGCATGGTGTTGTTACTCACAATTTTTTCGGAGATGAACAAAGATGAATAAAAAAACCGGTGGGCCAGCGTTTCCAAGTGCTGATTTTGAACATCACGAACACATGGGCATGACCCTGCGCGACTACTTTGCGGCAAAGGCGATGCAGGGTTTGGTGCATCACTTTGATTTCGGCACGTTCCGTGATGACCCGATGCGGTTGGCGTTGTGGTCATACGATGCGGCGGACGCAATGATGAAAGCGAGGGA